GACGTTAGTCGTTTCATTCCGGGTGGCGACGTATTCAATACTGCTGAAACAACTGGGCGGCGGTTTGAACTGCTACCACAGTTCTTGCAACCGGGCGGTCCGGGATTTGACGCTTTCACTATCCTGTATGAAGGCCGCGATCCGTTTACCGGACAAGATCTGCCGGGCATGAACCTTGGTAAGACCGAGGGTGATAAGCGCATCAATAACGCCAGCATCAAGGCATCGAAGTTTATTACGTCGCTGCTGCCTAACCTTCCCGGCATCCCCGGCACCCCGGCTACGGAAAAGTTTGAGAAGGTAGCGGCAGACTCTAAGTCCATAACACAGCCCTCTCTGACTGCTTTGCAAGCTGGTCTTCAGACCTTTGGCATAAAGGTCACGCCAATCGATGAAAAGAAACTGGAGATGCAACAAGTCTTCAGCTTGAACCGAGAAGCAGAAAACATTGCGAAAGAGTATCAGCGCCAGATCCGATTGCAGCAGGAAGGGCGTTTAACGCCAGAAGAATTAAAAGCACAGTCGCAGCTTTTTTCTGATCGCCTTAGAGATACGTTTGAAAAGTATTCAAAGCGGATGAAGAAGACTCCGTCTGAAGGCAAGGCTGAAGAAACCACTAAGACTCAAGAGTCTGCTCAGCCTCAGGCAAGTGCTCCGAATGTCATTCCGTTCACGGGTCCGGATGGCCGCGTCTTTAACGTCAAGGTGAAGCCCGGTCAGACCGAGGAAGACGTTAAGAAGTTCATCATGAAGAAGCACTACTCCCAAAAAAAAGCAGGGGGCGGCTTGATCACGCCGGGGAACATTGACTTATCTAACCGTCCAATTGTGCGTAACCCGGATGTCAGCGTCAGCACTGTGCGATCACTGGGCGTGAACATCGACGGAAAGGAAGTTCTGATTCCCACAGTAGTGAATGGCAAGGTGGTATCGGATAAGGAAGCCATTGATCACTACGTTAAGACTGGCGAGCACCTCGGGATTTTTGAAACCCCAGAGGCATCGACTGCATTTGCTCAAAAACTGCACGAGCAGGAAGAAAAGCGGGTAATGAAAAAAGCCCGTGGTGGCGTGGTCTATTCACCGGAAGAGCAGCTCTTGCTTAGTCGGTACGCAACCCGCTAAAGTCACCCCGATATGGGGGTTATTCAAAGGAGATTCGTGTCGAAGATAGCGACGGATGACGAGTTCATTGCCGCGTGGCAACGGCTAGGATCAGCACGGAAAGTATCAGGCGCACTAGGGGTATCAATAAGACAGGTCTACAGCAGACGCCGAGCCATAGAGACAAGGCACGGAATCCAGCTAAAGACCCCAGAGCCTCCGCTGACGCTCCAGCAGACTTACAAGATGAAGGTGGCGCAGCGTACCGACGAGCTTGCTGCGAAACGGGCTAACGAGTACCACCAAGAGATCCCGTACGAAATCAAAGATGGCGTGATCCTGATCGCCTCCGACGCCCACTACTGGCCGGGGCTGGTGACCGTAGCCCACGAAGCATTCTGTGCCGTAGCCAAGAAGCTGAAGCCCAAGGCCGTCATCATGAACGGCGACATCTTGGACGGTGCCCGGATCAGCCGGCACCCGAGATCGGTCTGGCAGAAGCAACCGCTCCTGAAGGACGAGCTCCACGCGGTACAAGACCGCCTAGCCGAGATCGCCCGAGCGGCCAAGGGCGCAGACCTGATGCGCACCATCGGCAACCACGACGCCCGGTTTGAGAACTACCTCTGCCAGAACGCCCCGGAGCTGGAGGAGATGGACGGCTCGACCCTGCTCGACTACCTGCCCGAATGGAAGGCTGGCTGGGCGATCCACATCAATCGCAATACGGACGGCTGGACTACGGTTCGGCACCGGCCCGTCGGAGGCGGCGTCCACAGCGCCTATAACAGCACCCTGAAGTCTGGGGTCCACTACGTCCACGGGCACCTGCACAAGCTCAATATCACGCCGTGGAGCGATTACAGGGGCCGTAGGTACGGGGTGGATACTGGGACGCTGGCTGAGCCGTACGGCGCTCAGTTCGATTATACGGAGGCTGGGCCGGCCAACTGGGCGTCTGGCTTCGCCGTACTGACGTACAAGGACGGGTACTTGCTCCAGCCCGAGATGGTCGTTGTGGAGCGTGGCAAGGCATGGTTCCGGGGAGAGGCAGTGTGATGGATTGTCCGCAGTGTAAGCACTTCATCAAGACCCACGAGGAAGAGGGCTGGTGCTCCCACCCCAAGTTCTGCGGGATCGTGATCTTCTCGACCGGCGTACATCCCTGTAACCGGAATGGCTTCGTCAGGGGAAGCGAACCCCCTCGGTCTCAATCCGCTGCCTCTGAAGAGACTCCACGTAAGCCGTGACGATCGTTTCGATGAAGTGGTCGAATTGATCCGGCTTGAAGTCCATGAAGTTGTAGGTGCCCGTTGCTTCAATGAAGTGCCCAGCCGCAGCCGAGGCATCGTTCAGGGCGATCTGTTCGTTAGGACTTTTGTCGATCATATAAGCATCCAAGCATTGCATTGAGCAGAAACGGTTAACCGGCTTTCGCAACTGCCGGGTTGGCATGAACATGAAGCCCCGCGCTTCCCGCTTGCAGATTGGGCATAAACCGAAACTTCGTAACTTCCGTGTACTTGCCATTCTTCTGAACCTGAATCTCGGTTGGTTTGTTCAAGTGCCCTGAGTGTGCGATCGCTTCCTGCGTGGTCTTGGGTACGAAGTCAGAGATGCATCGTTGCTTCCACCAGCGGATCGCCTTCTCTTTCGGGAACCCCTTGTGGTCGAAGCACACCCACTCGGACATCACTGCAAACCCACAGCGGTAGTCCACGCGCATACTGTCTGGCTTGCCGGGTTTCTTGTGCAGTCGGTACGAAACAGAGTTGACCTTCTTCCACTCGACTGGCGCGTCCATGCTCATGATGGCAAGCGTCGTCGCCGTAGATTCGATCTTAGGCTCGCGCGCCGGGAACTCGTGCCCACAGTCAGGGCAGACCGAGAGCGCCGCAAAGACGATGCTGTCGCATTCCGGGCAGGTCTTGGTCGGTGCTTCGCCTTCTCCGTCGGAGGCACGCGGCTTCTTCGGATTGACCCGATCGACCGGGCCGTGACGGGCGACGTTGCCTGCGAAATCTAGGACAAGGCAGTTCTCTTTGCCGGGGAAGTTGCGCATCCCGCGACCCATGATCTGGATATACAGGCCGGTCGATTGCGTCGGTCTCAGCATCGCGATCAGGTCCACGCACGGCGCATTGAAGCCCGTGGTCAGCACGCCCATCGAAGCCAAAGCTCGAAGCTTGCCGGCTTTGAAGTCGGCCACGATCCGATCGCGATCGTCCTTCGGCGTGTCACCGAAGATGGTCTCGCACTTGATCCCGAGCTTGTTGATGGCCTCGGCAATGTGGGTCGCGTGACTGACGCCAGCACAGAAGATCAGCCAAGAGTTCCGGTCCTTCCCGTACTCAATGATCTCAGCGACCGCCGCCTTGTTGACCTCGTCAAGATCGACTGCACGCTCCAGTTCGCCGGGTATAAAATCACCGCCCCTTGTGCCGACGCCTGAAGTGTTGAGTCGCGTCTTCGGTTGCTTCGAGACAAGGCGCGTCAGGTATCCCTGCTCGACCATGTCCTTGAGCTCTGCCTCGTAGGAGATCGCATGGAACAGGGCTTCGGGTCCTTGATGCAGGAGACCGGAGTCAAGTCGATAGGGAGTTGCCGTCAGGCCGATCACGCGCAGATGCGGGTTCATGATCTTGAGGTTCTTTAGGAACCGCTGGTACATCGTGTTCGCTTTGCGCGGAATCAGATGCGCCTCATCGACCAGAACGAGATCGACCTTCACGAACCGAGACGCTTTCTTATGAACAGACTGTATCCCACAGAAGACAATCGACGGCTCGTAGTCCCGTTGCTTGAGGCCAGCGGAATTGATCCCCGCCGGAGCGTCGGTCCAAAGACCCTTGAGCTCTTCGTAGTTCTGGCGAATCAACTCGCGAACGTGCGTGACCACAAGGATCTTGGTGTCGGGCCAGCCGGCCAAAGTCTGTCGGCAGAACTCAGCAATGACCACGGACTTCCCGGTGCCGGTCGGTAGGACGATCAGCGGGTTGCCGTCTTCCTCCGCAAAGTATCGGAACGTCGATTCAATCGACTCAGTTTGATAGGGCCGTAGCGTAATCACGAATTAAAATCTTCTCTTGGAAACTGGTTGATAATTGTCTGCGCGACATTCCTAACCTTCTCAAATTCAGCGGCAGACTCTGCGATCAGCAAGACAGATGCGTACGCATCCAGCGCCTTGACGATTATGTGCAACTGCTCGCCCGTCAGCATCAGGTCAGTCGATACGCGCTCTTCGTCTATTTCGCTTGATCGATCCATACGTCCCCGCTCTTGAGCTTGTACTCAACCCAGTTAGGACCAGAGTTTACTTGCTCTCCGGGGATCAGATCTGGAATGAAAAGGTGCTGGCCGCATCCAGCCTTCTGAGCCTTGATGTCGAGCGCGATGTTCTTGAGCTCGCACTTCCAGCCGCCCTCTAACTTTGCGGTACTGTGCAGGCAGGTGCGGCAAGACTTCTGGCTCGGCATCTCGTCATCGTGGCAAACGCCATAGAACGAGCACCACTTGCATTCGTGCCATGCCGGGTTCTCCGACAGCCGGCCGAGCGGGCGGGGCGACGTAATGATTCGCTTTGCCTTCTCAATAAACATCTCGGCATCGCCCTTGTTGTACTTGGTGCGGATGCTATCTAGGTCGCGCACTCCCGGTGATCCAACGGTCATGTAATGCCGGGTCGCGTTGAAGTAATGCATATAGATCTGGGCCTGCGCGTAGTACACGTAGTCCCAATGCTTCAGCGCCTCGTCTTCACCCTTGGCCACTTTAAGCGACGCCACTTTCTTGAACTTGGTTTCATTGACGATCTTGCACTCCCAGACATGTAGCTTAGTTGGAGATTGCAGGAGCCCGGTGATCAAGCCGTCCGCGTTGCCACGAAAGTGCCCGCCAAGATCCTCGAATGAATGCTGATTGCCGTCTGCGCTTTCTGTAGAAAGTTCTACGCCCGGAACTTTCCGTAGCATGTCGGCAACGATCGCCTCGCCCCGGTGCCCGTCGTTGATCCGGCGCAGACCGGCCGCTTCGATGAAGCCTTGCTTGATCCAGTGAAAGCTGTACCAGAGTTTGCGCTCGCACGAATCGCCGATCGACGATGCGCCGACATAGCCACGAGCCCCGCGCTCTTGCTGGGCTTCCATGACTACGTCAATTGCTGAGAGAGTTGGATCTCCCGTCTGTGGAATCTTTGCCATGATGCTCCCTCAGAAGAGGTAGGCGCGACACCCGCAGAGCGTAGTGGTGGAGGGAAACTCCACAGATGCCGCGCCCCCTCAGTTACTTCTTATGACGTTCCCAAGGCTTCGCGCCAGAGGGAGCCGCCGTAGCCGGTGCCGCAGGAGCAGCCGCCGGGGCAGAAGGAGCAGATGCGTTGACCGGGTAGAAGCTGGGCTTCGCTTCGAGATTGCCCTGCTTGTTCTCGGCGTGCTTGATTACAACCTTCACCGGCTTGAAGTGCAACTGCTCGGAGTCGGCAACCGGAGAGGTGTGGCCGGTCGCAACCGACAGCGCAAGCAATGCTTGGTTCGCGATGCGACGAGCGGTCTCGTTCGGGTTGTCGAAGTTCAGACGTTGCCAGAACTTGTTCTGCCCTTGCGGAGCAGGGCCCTTCAGGATGTCGAACTCCAGCCACAGGTAGTTGCCAGTGCCGGCCTTGGTCGGACGGATCTCGGACTGCACGATCTGCATTTGGTATTCGCCAACCGGCAGGATCGTGTACTCGCGAAAAGCTTCGATGTTTTGGAATTCAGCGGGATTGATGTTCAAAAGAGCCATGATTATTCTCCAGTCACTTGTGTCATTGCAGCGCCGAGAGCATCGGCGAATTTGGTGTAGTCGAGCGGAAGCATGTCGGGCAACGGCCACCGGCTCTTCGCCTGCCAGCCCGGACGCTCTTGCGTGTACAGAACACGGTTGCCGGT